ACTAATGTCATAGTCGTCTGCTGTCGCATAAGTGTGGGTAAGATCAGCATCATCGTAGGCAGTGATTGCTGATGTGCTTTCGTCTCCCCAATCAACTGTAGCGTCGAATGTTCCTGAGTTATTACACCGTATAGTGAACGTCTCGCTGGACGTTGTGGTTGTTACCGTGAAATCAAAGTTGTTGTTAGCGCCGTCGCTGCCTGGAGCTAAAACCTTTCCAGAATTATAAAGTGCTGTGCGTTCGCTGGAGTTTAATGCAATTGACCAGAAGCCTAGATGAGTAACGTCGGCTATAATGCTTCCGTTGCTGTTGTGCGCGAGTTGACCTATATAATTGTTTTTAGCATTAGCCAACGAACCCGTAACCGATGAAACGTCCTCGCTATCATATTGCACGTTGTTTACATATGTTACTAGCGTGGCATCGGCTGTGAAAACCATCATGTAGTGACCCCAAACATCAGTCGCGAAGCCCGTGTCCGTGTCGCTGTCACCGACTGTTGTTGTGCCGTCACATACAGCGTTGTATCTTACGCGCGTGTCGCCATTAACATTGCGTAAACAAATCTGGTATCCTGCGTCAGAGGCCGTAACATTGTGTCTTTTTGAAAAAATGCCACCTGTATTATAGTTTCCCATCGAGCTACTAACTTTAGCCCAGAATGCTATAGTAAAATCCTCTCCATCAGCTACATCAAAATCGGCATCATCAGTACGAGAAAAGTATTCACCCGCTGGTCGATCAAGCGTTCGGACATTTACTGTTTCACCGCCGATGGTTCCCGTGGTAGCTGCCACCGTTCCTGTCTCGGTAAATGTCTTGCTGTTCCCGCTTGAGTCCAAAGCATCACCAGAGGACTCGTCTAATTTATAGAAAGCGACCAAGCTGGTTGATGGGAAAGTGGAGCCGCCGCCGCCGCCGCCTGAATACGATCTGCAATAACCGCCTCTGCCACCATTGGCTACAGCCCACGTCGGCGTTGCGTCGCCGCGAACTGTTTCAAAATTTGTTGTGTTGTAGGAACTACCAAGGGTGAATTTATAGTAGTTTGAAGTGTCCCCAGGGGTGGGGGTCTTCATTACAAAGAAATAGTTAGTTCCAGAAGCAATGGCTTGGCCTGCAAAATCAAAAGAAATCCAATCCTCGGTTGCGCTAACTCCAGATGCAGCAACTGTGGTTGTCGATGTAGCCAATAGGGCATCGGGCGTTTCCGACCCAGCAGATCCTGTAGCCGACCAGATTTCTGCTGTTATAGTGCCTCCACCTGTCCCTGTTTTCTTGAGATAGAATTCTAGGCGAGTGGCCGTATAAGAACTAGCTGGTGCTACTAGCGTTCCAACGTATGTAGTGGATGCCGCCTTTGACCAGCCGTATTCATTGGCAGAATCATCTGCAAATGTTTCTTCAAGCGTGTAGCTACTTGCAGCCGCAGCAGGTTTTAAACTGGATTTCCACCTCAGCATTATAGCTTCTCGTACTCAGATTGGAAAGTTACAGTAAGATCGCCAGCATCAGCTTTAGCTAGTGCGTTTTCCTCAGCAAGGAAGCAGTTTTTGATATGGGTGCTAACTAGAGAAACCATTTCGTTCCAGTCCTCTAGGGTGTTGTGACGAAACTGTTTTTGCCACTCCTCAACTTGAACCTCAATCTCGTTTTCCTCTTCGTCTTCGTCTGAGTAAGTGACGGTTACTTTTTTGTCCATTTTCCAGCTAGCGTAACCAAGTGAAGATGGATCTGCGTTTAGCATGGACAACACCGAGGTCATCTTAACCTGGCTGTTATCGTCTGTTCCTATGAGCCAAAGATCAAAGTTCTGATCTAGCCACTCAACGCCAGCTTGCTCCTTGTCCCAGCGATCTGAAGTGATTGAGTTCTTAAGCCTATTTATTGAGACTTCTTCGCTAAAACTTACAACCTCCCATGACCGAACCCACCAGCCTTCATAGCGCAGCTCGAATACTGGATTCAGATTTTGCAAAATTGGATTGTATTCCGGTTTGGCGTCAATCTCATATATATAGCAGTCAAAACTAGATAGTATCGCAGTATTTAAGGGGTTGGGAAAACTAACATTAGGGTTATCCCGCCTTAGGCGAGCCTCTGAATACTTAACGGGCTTTCCGTTCTTTATTTTTAGTATATTCATGATGCTACCCCCGATGCCATTCCGTACAGCGTGCTATTAACTTTCCAAACGACTATAATGTGTTCGTTGGTTGTGTCTAATGTTGGAGCCGATCCGCCGACCCATTCCATAGTAGGCCATGTTGCGGTTGATCCAGATCCGTCATCAATGCTCAACGTGATTGACTCGCCATCCGCAAGCGAATCTGTGAATGTCACGTCACCCGAAAATGTCAGTCGTTGGATCGTCCCGTTTGCTGGATCAAGTGCGGTTGAACCAGTAACCCCTGTTGTGTTTACGGCCTTTTCAATAATCTCGCCGTTAATGTCTATAGACCCGACCGTGACCCCGTTTGTCGTTGTTGCCCCTCGGCCAGTTACTGTATCAAGCGTGTCTGATTCAGCGGTGAGATACGTGCCAAGATCGGATATGTCACTTTCGGTGATAGGATCGACCGTAATGGCTTGCCCTGCTAGGCTGAGATAGGTGGCAGAACCAGTTAGTGTCACGTTGGTGCTGTTGTCTGTGCCAGCCGCATCTACGCCCAGTGTGGTGCGACCAGCCGCTGCATCAGCGTCATCTACTAGGCTAGCTCCAAACGTGCTAATTGTTGTGCTTGCAGGCAGTGACAATGTTTTAATGTCAGCATCAACTTCGCTGTCCATCAATGCACCAGCGGCAGTGACGTTTGTTGCATCTGTTACGTCTGCTGATGCTTCGATTCCATCAAGCTTGGTTTTGTCCCCGTTGGCAAAAGCTCCTTCGCTCGGCGGTTGCTGTGCTGAATCAGCCTTGGTTCCTTGTGCCGCTGTTGCGTAGTCGCTGGAATCGAAAGCTTTGACTTGAGCTAGATTCGTGACTTCAGAATCCATCAACGCACCTGCCGAGGTGACGTTCGCTGTGTCTGTTACATTTGCGGAGGATTCGATTCCATCAAGTTTTGTCTTGTCCCCGTTGGCAAAGGCTCCCTCGGATGGCTGAAGCTGATACGATGAAAGATCCTGATCTGCGGTTGCTCCGGTCTCGATGCCGCTTAGTTTGGTTTTCTCGGCGTCGGTAAAGGCGTTAGTGTCGGACTCTGCTTCATACGCCGTTTTGATCTCCGCTCCCGTTTGGTCTGCTGTTGCAGATGACTCAATCCCGTCGAGCTTTGATTCATCCGCATCGGTAAATGGGTTTGCGTCGGAGCTTGTAATCAGAGCAATGCCATCGGCTGTAGCATCCGTTATGTCGGACGCGGCTGGGTTTGATCCGGCGGCTGGCTTTGACTCAAGAACAAAGTCAGATCCAGCAGACCTATAGACCAAAATGTCGCCATCGCTAGGAGACCCAACTGAGCCATCTACGTCCGTCCCCTGTATGCTCGTTGCGTCGTCACCTGCTGCTGGTGTTGCCCATGTGTTGTCACCCCTCAAAAAAGTTGTACCAGATGCAGTTCCAGTTGCAGATAGCATGGCCAAGTCAACGGCTCCAGCTGCAATAGTTAATACGGTCGCGCCCGTAACGTCACCAGTGTGGGTTGCGTTGGTAACTTTGGCAGTGTTAAGTGCAACAGCAGCTGCGGCGTCATACGTAACTTTTGCATTGTTTGCAGTAATATCTGATGCTTGCTGAGCTGTGATTCCCGTCTTAGCTGTATTTGCAGCGACTGCCGTGTTGTTGCCAACCTCAGTGTCAAAATCCGTTATATCAGAAGCGGTGTGTGTGTGGCCCGTGGCCGATATGCCAGCCTCCGCGAGAGTTTGGTTAATCCAGGCCGATCCATTCCATGCTAGGATTTCGCCAGAAACCATGGACGTGATAGTTACGTCTTGAACAGTTGATAGAGCATCGCCAGTCAAGTCGGTCAGGTACGTGCCGAGGTCAGTGATGTCGCTCTCGGTTATGCCGTCAACCGTTATTACTTGACCCGCAATCGAAATGTACGTGCCAGTGCCCGCCAGAGTGACTGCTGTGCTGTTGTCGGTTCCAGCAGCGTCTACACCTAGGGCTGTCCTTGCAGCGGCGTCTGAGGCTGCTTGGAGGAACGAATGAATATCTGCACTTACTGTGATGTCTGCCATGGGAATTAAGGTTGGAGGTATTTATCGCCGCCTGGTTGTAGATAAGAACTGATGCCGTCTGGTTGTCGGTAGTATTTAATGATGTTGGCCGTGGAGTATAGGCGGTTTGCTATTATTTGAATGTTGTTACTGCGGTGCCTGCGTCTAACTCCCTCAACCTCCCAGCGGTAGCCGTTGTACTCAAGCTCATCGCCAGTTGATCCACCGAAGTTGCGTGCTGTGATTTCTATGTTATGAACTGGCTTATGCTTGCTAGATATCAGGGATTCACCAGGTGCCTTGTGCTTAATTCTGCCCCACACGGAGCCTAAAAGCGAGTAGACGCTTGACTTTTCGCCATACCCATTAAGCGATGTTTGCCTAGCGTATATCTGAGCTCTTTGATTCATACTAACTCTGTCTTGTTGCCTTAATGACAAACCACTGTTTGAGCTGGTGCCCAGCAGGCTCTATTGAATCTATCGTTAGTCTACCGCCGTCCCACTCTATTTCATGATCCTCTGTTAGCCAGTTGTTTTGGCGAGTCATGAACTTGTAGCGATCCATGCTCTTGACCGAATCAGATTGCTTAACCTCGTCCTGCTTGATCGCCATCTCATGTGCCCAGATTTTCCTAAGTAGTGTGGTGGTTAGGGCCGTCTCTCCATAGCTGTTTACAGCCTCTGATTTGGCATAAATACTTAATCGAGAGGATAGCATTTAGTATAGCTGCGTCTTGCTGGTTGAGAGTAGGTTTAGTATAGCTGGTGTCCATTTGACAACAACGGTGCTCATCTGGCTTGTTGATGCACTGCGGTTATCATAGAGATCAGTAAGCAGCATTAGCATTGCCTGCTTGATCGATGATGGGACGGATGCCGCATCAGCGTAGCCTACTACAAACGCAATCCTGATTGCATCTGGGCGATTATAGACGGCGGGGTATGTTTGCTCGCTCTTCTTAACAACTTCAGCGGGCTCAATGAAATCGTTTACTAGGTAATAGTCGCTTGAAAGTGTTTGCAGCACATTGTCTTCATCATAATACTTGATGGACGTTAATGAGCTGAACGGTGGCTTTGGCAGTGCAATAGAGTCTTCAAACTCATCAACTGCAAGCTCAAGTGTTTGCGGCATAAGGGCCCTGTTCGTCAGGGCCTCAACTTGCTCGCGAACCACGGTAATAGCAGAGGTGATCCATGTGTCATCCTCAGTAAAGTCACTCTCAACACGTAACTGTGTTTTGGCTTCAGTCAGAGTAATGGGCTCTGATGTTGGTGCTGTAGTGGTCTTGTAGCTGTGGTGGTTCATTTGATGTATAAAAAGAAGTGCCTGCCCATCCGTGATGCCCCCATTAGAGTGTGAATTTTGGGCCGTTGGATTGGGCAGGCGTTACTATACTTCCTTACTGGATTGAGAGCGTATCGCTCTTGTTTTAGGCTTCTTGGCTCTTGGTGGCTTAACCTCCGTGGCCCAGCCGTTTCTAATCCATTGTTTTCCATCTAGGGCCGCTACCTCGTAGGAATCTCCCTTGAGGTAACGGCCAGATAGAGTTGCAAAGGTCGTGCTTGCTTTAATCCTCAATGGATTAAGAAGCAGAACCGTGGGTGAAGGATGTGAAGGCGTTGTTAAGAACAACCTTAGCATCGTTGCGAGCATTGAACTTGTAACCTACTTGGCCATTGGCTGCGTAGAGCTCGTTCAATTTCTGAGCAGAGATGCCTGCACGGTCAGCGATGGTGTAGTATTGGAAATCACCAAAGATTACCGACTTTGCATCAGCAGCAGGAGCAGTTGCGTTTTCAGAAACGATAACTGGACGACCGAAGATGGTGTCGGGAGCTCCGGCTACCAAACCTGGCTGCCAGATGTACTGTCCGTCACTATCAACGAGCTTGCGAACGATTTTCACTGCGTCGTCACCCATCAACCAGGTAGCGTTCTGACGATATGCACGTCCGAGGCTATGGAAGATGTCGATGAGGTCGTTACCAGTGATAGCAGCAGTAGCACTAACGGCTCCTGTTACGTTGTTCGTGTAGGTAGGGGTGAAAACGCCTTGTGGAGCGCTAGTTCCGTTACCCGTGCAGAAAGAAGTTTCTTCGAGGGAAGCGAAGCGACGGCCAGCAACATTGCTGAGGTACGTTTCGAGGTTGAAGAAAGCATCTTGCAAGAGCTCTTCAGAGACCTTGATGATGCCACCGCTCTTGTGAGCTCCGATAACAACGCGAGAGAATGCTGGGTCAGACGTGCCGTATGCACCTTCTTCAGCAACGTATGCGAAGGAACCGACGCTAGACTCAACTGGGATGTTGCGGTCAGAAGCAGTGCGGATAACATTCGAAATGCTGCGGAATGGGTTAGCAGACTGAAGCAACTCAACGATCTTCGTCTCGAAAGACTCAGGAACGATGTAGCCACCTTCGCTGTCGGTGCCAACTTGCAAAGCAGCAAGCTTTTCACCAGTCAAAGCCGAAAGGCCTTTGCGAGCATACTCATTGAAGGCATTGAGGTAGTCACCTTCGCTGTTTTCCTTCTCGATAGAGGGAGTGTAGCTGTCTTCGACGATGGACTGTAGTCCGCCTTCGATTTTGGCAAGCTTTTCCTCGGCACGGATGGCCTTGTCGCAAGATTCAAAAGCTTCTTCGATTTGAGCAAGCTTGTTTTGGTCGTCAGCAGACAAGCCCTCAGAGCCGTCCAAGAGGTTGCGCATATCAGCAACGAGGCTTGCGCGTTTTTCTATTAGTTTAGACATATGTGTGTTTGGTTTATAAGGTTGGCCGTATCTCGTTTAGAGGCTGGCCAGTTTGGTTATGATCGCCAGACGCTGCTTTGCAGATTCTAAACGAGCGAAATTCTCTTCTTCTATAGATAATAAACTGTTATCAACTGTGTTTTCTTGCTTTATTTCTTCAGTTTCTTTTACTGGCTCCTCTTTGGGCTTAACATCTTCTGGTGCAGGGCCAGATAGACTACCAGTGTTCAGATCCAGGATTTCTAGCAGTTCGTTTGGTGCGTTGTTAAAGGCGTCGATGTTGACCGATGCAGCCTGCTTGAGTTCTCCAGCTACGTCCGTAATCATTCCAAGCTCGTGGGCCTCAACAGCAGTTAGCCAGGTTTCTTCACTCAGCATTGCCTCAATCTCACCGCGTGACAATGGGCTATTGCTTGCGTAGATGTCGATTAGGGTTTCCTTGTGCTGATCCAAAACTTCAGCTTCTTTGCGGAGGTCGTCAGCATTACCAGCGATCATCGTCCAGGGTAGGTGAACCATCAAAAGCGATCCTTCTGCCATGGTGACGGTGTCTCCGGCCATAGCTATTACAGAAGCTATTGAAGCAGCCAAGCCATCAACCTTGACATAAACTTCGCCGCTGTACTCCTTGAGTGCGTTGTAAATTGCTATGCCCTGAGAAACCGATCCGCCGCCACTGTTGATGTGTACATTGACGGGCCCTTCTGCATCTGCCAGCTCCTTAATGATGTCAAGGGCCATTATGCCCTCTCCGCCAATGCTGTCATAAACGTAAATCTTCTTATCCTTCTTCTTCATCTTCTTGAGTTGTTTCCTGGGGTTCTTCCCTGTTTGCGGGCTCAGATCCGAGCTCTACGAAATTTAGTGGCTGTAGGTAGATGTCTCCCTGATCGCCTATGCCATTCATGCCTTCCATGCGTCTGATTTCATTGACGTTAAGAAAGCCGGACTCTCTGCCGATGCGGTATGCGTTGTAGCGAGCCTGTACGTTCCCACGCAGCAAAGCATCCATGTCGATGTCGATGCTAAACTTCTCACGCTGCGATGGAGAGAGTAGATGCAGGTTAAGTGCTTGCTCGATGCCTACAACGATTGGCCGGAGTGTGGACGTTACGAAATCGCGATTGGACTCCTCTACGTTAGCACGAGGTGTAGCTGATTCAATTTGCAGCTTAGAAAGTGGGACGCCAAATGTTCTAGCAATTTCCTGAGTATTAATCTTCTTTTGCTCTGACAATTGTGCGTCTTGATAAGAAAATCGTTCTGTGTATGGCTTTAGACCGTCTGTGAGGATGGCGGTCTTGTATCCTTCGCCAGATCCTTTGTGGCGGCTATCGAAAGCCTCCTTGAGTCTCTGAACCTGCTCTGCTTTGAGGTTCTTGTCGGACATTAGAACATTGCCCATCTTGGCTCCATTCTTGAAGAAAGATGCTATGTCGTCTTGTAGTGCGATGGACAGCCCGATGGTGTCTTTGGCTAGCGTTGTGGTGTCAAAACCTAGAACGCCAGAGCTCGACAGTCCCTTGAGGTGCAGAACTCGGTTGCGGGCTACCTTCTTACCGTCTACCAAGTAGTCAATTTCGTTGGTCACTGGGTGAATTTGCAGGGTCATGTCCGATGGCTCAACTGGCATGATCTGGCGAACATTGCCAAGCCCGTCGCGACTGAGCAGTGCGTATGCGTTGCCTCTTAGTACCAGGTTTGATACCATGGCCCCAATAACCTCCGAAGTGGTCATGTTCTTGGCAGGATTCAAGTTAAGCGTCTGGTAAAGTGGGTGGTTGTAGGCCTTGTTCTTGTCTCCGTTGGCTCCTAGCTCATAGATACAGAGCGGTAGGCTACTGACGGCCTTAGAAATGACGCTTACGCAGGCATAAACCGTGCTGACGCCCATGGCTGTGATTGGACTAACCTTAACTCCAGAAGAGCTAGCTCCCCTGAATAGGGCATCAACGAGCCACTCATCTGGGGACGAGAGGTTGTTCTGCACTGGTTCAGCCTTTTTTCTCTTAAATGGGTTTAATCGCATGGTCTCTATAGTAGAATAAACTGCTATCAGGGTGGTTTTCTTGCTTTTTATTTAAAAAAACATACAGAAACGCTTGACAGGAGCAGAACCGTGTGCATTCTCTTAAACATGAACAAGACATTAGAAAAATTGAAAGCAATATCGGGGCCATCATTTGAGTTCGAGCCAGAGCGTTGGGTCGGTGAGGTCTTTGACTTCGATGAGCAAGATGAGATCATTTTGTGCTCGGATATGCTCAAGGCAGGACTAATCTGGGTAGGAGACGGCCTGGTTGGGTTTCACGATAACGTCTTTGAAATACTGTGGGAGTCCTGGCCGGAGTTTAGGCAGTACGCCGACCAAGAGAACGCAATCGAGGAAGACGTAAATAGAGGCTCAACAGCTAACCCATTTGCAAGTGCCAGCAAGGCCGATGGTCGAAGAGTCTCAATAGCTGATGAATTCGCAGCTGCTGGCAATCCGCTAGGAGACGACGAGGGATAATTATCAAAAAACATCTAGAAACGCTTGACAGGACTGAAACCATCAGCATTCTCTAACCCATGAAAGCAATAAAGATATCAAAAACAAAAGGAGGAGACAAGTTGGTTTTGGCCGCATGTAATTCGGTTTGGATTCAAAAGACAAACTACTCGCTTGGAAAACTAAGAAAGTCGTGGTGCTTAGTCGTGAGAACCTCGACACTCGAAGAAGCTGAAAAGGTTTTTAAGCGGAGGTCAGCATAACAACAACCACCAACCGCCCTGCACCTAAGACGTGCGGGGTTTTGTGGTGTATGAAAAACACGCAAAACAAAATGCTAGTCACTTACATTGTAGACTGGGGAAAGCAAAGAAACGGAGGTCGATATGGCCTCATACAAGCCGCATCGATGGAAGATGCCTTGTGGTCTGCGGATCACATCGACTGGCCGGATTCGATCGCTGTGTTAAACATCCCGACGAACGAAGAAGGCATTCAATACATGGAAATCGACAAACCTGAAAAGCCGTTTGCCGGTTCATATCTTAGCGAGCTTAATTGGAAAAATCCGGTAAGTTGCTTTGCCTAGATAAAAATCTGCGGCCCCTCTTCCTCGACGCCCTCTTCTGCTCTAGCAACAGCCATACCGAGGGCCACCACTGGGTCAACCCGCTCCTTGGATCGGTTCTTATCAATCTTGCGGTTTCCGGCAGCGTCGGTGACGAGAATAGCATTGCTAACGGCCCAGGCCAGAACCGGATCACCGTTATGAAGCAACGACTCCTGGAGCAGGTGGCGTTCGATGCCACAAACTGCGTCGTTCATCGATATGAACCCCTGAGCAAACGGAACTAGCTCAATGTTCTCGTCGTAGAGCCTCTGAACCAGCTCGGCAGAGAAGTGCCTGTCATATGCCAGCTCCTGGATGTCCATGTGGCTAGACCACTTCATGATTGTTTCAAATATCACATTAAAGTCGGTAGTGTTGCCGTCTGTTGTGATGATGTCGCCATTGTTACGCCAGTGAGCATACGGAACCTTGTCACGACTGGCTCGCCTCTCTATGTCGTCGTTGGGGATGAAGTGGGCTGCCCATATCATCGGGCTGGCGTCTGGATCTTCGGGCTGCACAACAGCCACAACAGAGCTCATGTCGCGTACACGGGCCAAATCCATACCTAACCATGCCTTGCATCCCTGCAAGCTATCCCAGGTCACTTCAGGGCTTCTCATGGCGTCCCACTTGTCCGCCATAATCCATTGGTCGTAGGATTCAATCCAGCAGTTTAGCTGCTTGGTTTTAAGGTCGAGTGCCTTCTGTGGTATTTCTGATGCAACCTCCACGAGTCCACGGATGTATTCCTTCGACTTGCAGAAGCCAAGTGCTGGGTTGGCTTTCTCCCAGACAGATTCATCTCTCCAGTCGTCGCCTTCATCAATTGTGTAGTTGAGGTAGAACAGATCGTCCACGTCAGTTACGCGATTCAAGACCTTCTCTCCCAAATCCATAGCCTTCATGATTGGTTTCTCTAGTCCAAACTCGCCTGCGGTGCTGATTTTGATGTAAAGATGCTCGTCTTGTGCTCCAAACGCTGAATTGATCACGTCATCGAGCTCAGGCCCCTCCTGGGCGTGAAACTCATCCAGGACAACAAAATATGGGTTTAGACCGTCAAGACGTCGCCAGTCCGCGTGTAATGCCTTAAAAACCGTGTCTGTTAGTTTGTTGCGGGTAAGCCATGTCTGAACCGTGAAAAGCTCCTGTAGGTGATCTGAACGCTTAATAAAACCACTTACGTAATCTCTCAGTAGTGATGCTTGTCCACGGTCAGCTGCAACGGCATACGCCTGTGAGTAACACTGCCCGTCCATTACAAGGCTACAGATAATCATAGCGGCCATAAGTGCCGACTTTCCATTTTTTCGAGGCACCATTATGGTTCCATTCTTAAAACGCCTGAGCCCAGTCTCGGTTGACTTCCAACAATAAATCGATCCAATAATGAACTTCTGCCACTCCATGAGGATAAACGGCGAGCCATCCTCCAGCGTTAGTATCGTCTCAATAAAACTAATGCGAGCAAACTCCTGATCCAGGTCGTAGTAGATGTCGGTTCGCTCCAAATCTCTCATGTGCCTTTCACAGGCTAGCTTGATCCACTTGCACGCTATAATTTCGCCATTGATGACGCTTTGAGCATATTTGGTGGCTGCACTGTTATCAATCACGAGGTTCGCCAGGGTTAGGATCCATTTTTTTTGAGTGAGGAGTTGGCTCGTCGTCTAACGGCCTTAGATCAATTAACAAAGGTTGCCCGAAGATGTTACCGTAGTTATCACGATATGCCTTCTCATTTGTCGGGCGTCTCTTAGAACCCTTTCCGTTGGTTTTGCTATTCATTGTTAATCTTTCTCCGGCAGACCCTTGATGGTTTCGGCTCTTGGCAAAAACTGCATCAGTGGGTTCTCTGCTTTTTCTGTTGGTGCCGCTGAATTTGCTCCCTGGCCCAACACCGATTTCCCAAGGTGTATAAGCATCGGTACAGATCCAGAGCACGCCAGCTCGATCTGGTAGCGTCTTAGACGCACTGCCAGGTTACCACTACCCTTCTCAATTGCCTCAGCTACGCGAGGGTCAGCAGCT